GAGCATATAAAATTGATTGGTGCCTTGATATGGCTTTCCAGTATTTAAACTGTAAGCCATGCCATTGTGGCTTGCGATATAACCAGCGTGCCAACGTTCATTGTTATCTAGTGCGGTTTGCATACCGTCTAAGATAAGTTTGGTTAAACGGTTTTTGGCGTCATTATCGAATTGTTGCCGCTTTGCCATTTTATTCTTCCTCTATTTTGAGTGTATCGTTTTCAAACATTAATTGCTCAATTGCGTCTAGATTGTCGCGTTTCAATTGATCCATAAACGTTTGCGCTTCCGCTCGCGTTTCAAACTTGGCATGAGTTAATCCGAAAGCTTCCACTACTTTATATTCCATTGTTTTCTCTTTCAATCTAGAATTAGGGGCGACCATTATTGACCGCCCCATTACCTACCGCTATAGAAACTTTCCGTTATACTTTATTCCCGTGCAGCCATAGTACCCTTCGCCAAAATCGTCTAAGGGTTCAAACCCGTCATAATCGCCAACAATGCGACCATTTGCCATCAAGTTTGCATCATCATCATATAGCGCAAACTTTTCGCCTTCACCATTCTTTACCACCATTCCATTCCGTGGGCCAGTGATACCCGTCGCTGCACCATCAAAAAAATCTTTATCTATAATCCAACCATATGCCATTGTTCTATTCACTTTCCTATTGTGTTTCTATCAATATTCTAATCTATATGAGAATGGTTACCCCTATTTTCAATAGATTAATTTCGATTATGTGTAATTAATTTTGGCGCGCCTATCCCATAGCGAATTGATAGCATGGCATTGAACGTAAAGAATAATCAAATGGACAGGGGGGCTGTAATGATTGAAAACATGGCACAACACCACGCAAACCACAGGCAAGTATGGCGCTGATAGGCAACAATCGATCGGCAAATGCTCTGGAAAATATCCAGACTGGCCGGCAAGTTTATTGCCTATAGGAATATATAAAGATATATTTATGTGTAGGGGGGACGCAAGGGCCAGTAGGGTCTATCATATATAATATATGCACACCCGCTCAATTTTTTCTAATTTAAAAGTAAAAGCAATAAATACAATAGAATCAATAAGTTAGCATAAGTATTCTATTCTATGCACAAGAACTTTATGGTAATAAAATCAATAGCTTATGAATCTATTCTAGTCCATAAGTACCTATAGACTTGTGGTACTTGTTATATCCTTATCATAAGTATATATAGGGGGGAGGGGTCATAAGTATATATTATACACCTTCTGACAGATTTGTCAAGCTTTATTTTTTTTCTCTTGATAACGCACTGATTTTATTGATTATTATTTTTATAAAAAAACCAGTTTATTTCTATTCTGTCTAATAACTTACATGCCTAAAAATACCTCTTTAATATCAATAGTTTAACCTATGCATGTAAGCTTTTTTAGTTTTATGAGAAATAATGAATTTTTAGTAAAAATAGTTTTCTTTATTATCAACTACTTACAACTTGTTTTAATTTTTTACTTGACAAATTCGTCAGACGGTGTATAATAGTATGTAGGGCAGTAAAAAAGTCACACCTTCTCATTTTATTTTTTTACTGGAAGAGGACTTATTTTTTACTGCTGTAGCTCTTCTATTAGGCTTGTTCTAATAGGGGCGATAAAAGGACTTAAAAAGCGCCGCTCGTAAGTCGCTTTCGTACGTTTTCCTTTTATCAGAATATAGGAAATTTATGGCTAGAAATTATATAAAAGAATACGCTAATTATCATTCTAAAGGTAAACAAGTAAGTCGGCGTTCAGATAGAAACAAGACTAGACGCTTATTGTCTAAGACGGGCAGAGTGTCTAAAGGGGATGGCATGGATATACATCATAGAGATGGCAATCCTCGTAATAGAAGTATGGGCAATCTAAGCGTTATGTCTAAAAGCCGTAATAGGAGTAGAAAAGTTTAATGTTGCCAGCTAAAAGGAATAGAGAACTTACCAAGAAGCAAAGTATCTTCTTAGATTCTCTATTTGATAATGGAGGTAATGTTATTCAAGCAATGGATTCTGCTGGCTACCACGTAGGTTCCAGAAGTAATCTTATGCATTCTGTAAAACATGAGATTATTGAAAGAGCTAGAAATCAGCTTGCTGGTTCTACTGTTAAATCAATTAATAGACTAGCAGAAGCTCTGGATGCTGATGGAACTGTTCCTAATAGTCAAGTAGAAATACGAATGAAAGCAGCTAATGATATTCTGGATAGGGTAGGTATCGGCAAACGTCAAGAAATTGATATTAAGGCAGAAGTTATTCATGGTGTTGTATTGCTCCCGCCGAAAGGTAAAGAAAGAGCTATGGTTATAGATGGATAATGAACAAGAAAAACCTAAAAGACAATATCAATATAGCTCAAAACAAAAAGCAAAGATACAACTTAGAAGAAAAATTTCTAAACGTAAAAAAGAGTTAAAGTCGTTAGAATTAAAAAATGATAATAGTAAGAAGAAGTCTAAAGGAGTTATTGAGAAAAAGGTAAAAGCAGCATCACAGTCTGATATTATCTTTGAGCCTAATGAAGGTCCTCAATATTCTTTTCTAGCAGCACCTGAAAAAGAAGTATTATATGGTGGTGCTGCTGGTGGTGGTAAATCGTTTGCTATGTTGATGGATTTACTACGGTATGCAAGCAATGGTAATCATCGTGCTTTGCTGTTACGTAGAACATTAGCAGAACTAACAGAACTTATAGACAAAAGCAAACAAGTTTACCCTCGTGCATTTCCCGGTGCCAAGTTTAAAGAATCTGTTAAAACTTGGGTTTTTCCATCAGGAGCTACTGCACTGTTTAGTTATGTAGACCAAGATGATGATGTGTATCGCTATCAAGGAATGGCGTTTTCATGGATTGGTATAGATGAGTTAGGGCATTATCCTTCACCCTTTGTATGGAATTATCTCCGTTCTCGTCTACGTACTACTGATCCAGAAATTGAAACGTATATGAGAGCAACAGCTAACCCCGGTGGTGTTGGCGGTTGGTGGATTAAGAAGATGTTTATTGATCCTGCTCCACCGGATGAACCATTCTTTGCTACCGATACAGATAGTGGTAAAACTCTTGTTTTTAGTAGTACACATGAAAGAGCAGGAGAACCTTTATTTAGACGTAAGTTTATCCCTGCAAGACTAACAGATAATCCATATCTGATGCGGGATGGTGAGTATGAGACGATGCTGATGTCTCTACCAGAAGTACAAAGAAAGAGACTTCTGGAAGGAGATTGGAATGTTTCTGAAGGAGCAGCATTTAGTGAGTTTAATACACTAGTGCATGTTGTTGAACCGGAAGAGCTTCCTTATAACTGGATTAGAATACGTGCTTGCGATTATGGGTTTAGTTCTCCTTCTTGTGTATTATGGGGAGCTATAGATTGGGATGGTTGTATCTGGATATACAGAGAACTGTACCAAACAAGATTAACAGCGGAAGAGTTAGCAGGAGTAATTTTAGAATTAGAAGCTTTCGATCCTAATATGTATGTATCTGTTCTAGATAAGTCATGCTGGAATAAGACTGGATTAGGAAAAAGTATTGCACAGACAATGATTGAACGAGGACTCCGCTGGCTTCCTTCTAATTCAGATAGAATGCAAGGTAAACAAGAAGTGCATAGACGGCTATTGATGGATAGTTATGGTCAGTCTAGATTAAAAGTATTCAACACCTGCACTAATCTTATTCGTACTTTACCTTCTCTACCAATGAGTAAGACCAATAGTGAGGACGTTGATACAAAAGCTGAAGATCATGCTTATGATGCTTTAAGGTATATGTTCATGAACCAACAAAGTACACGACCATCTTCAATGCCTTTTGGAATGACACATTTAAATAAACCAGTTATACAAGATGAAGTCTTTGGATACTAGAAAGGAAGTACAAGATGGTTGCAAGATCACCAAAAGAGGCGGCTGAAGTCACTTCTAAACAAACAGAGTCAAAAAGATTTTTAAGTCCAACACAAAAAGAGCAAGCTGCAAAATTTACTTCTTTTATGGTAGGTGGGGGTATTGCAGGAAAAGTAGTTGGTAGATTAGCACAAATTCCTGCATTAGTAAGATGGTTTAATAATTTAAAGAGTAAACCTACTATTGAAAAAGTAGCCGATAAAGTAGAACAATTAACTGGAACACGCCCTAAAATAACTCCTAAACCAACAAAAATGGAAACGGTCCTTGTACCAAAAGGACAGGCCAAATCTCCTGCTACAGTAAAAAAACTTCCTTCAGTTAAAAGGGCAGATACTAAAACTGCACCTAAACCTAAAACTCGTCCAAAAGTAAGAGATAGAGATAAGAGTACAGGGAGAGCTATTAGAGAAACAACTAAAGCAGGAGCGGCTCTTGCGGCAACTATTATGG